TCACGAACAGCACGAACGTGCCAGCCACGGCCGATATCGGCGCCAACTTCAACCTTTACGATTCCGGCGGCAGCGCGGCGAGCGGGCTCTCCGGCGAGGGCGTGGACTACTCCACGCTGACCACCGCTACGGCGCAGTTCAACCTGATCGAATACGTGCAGCGCGCCGACAACGACACCACGAGCGCGTATTCGCGCGGCCAGTTCATTCCCAAGTCGCACGATTTCAACGTGACGACCGGCATCTGAGGGAGATCGGCCGCCATGGTTACCACTGTCGCACAAATCAAGGACCTGCTGCTGCCGGGTCTGGACGCGGTGTTCGGAGACTACGACCAGATGCCGAACGAGTGGTCGGACATGTTCGACGCCCACACGTCGGACATGCAGACCGAACGCGACGTAGAGGTCAAGCTGCTCGGCCTGGCGCAGCTGCGCAACGAGGGCGCGGCGACGGCCTTCGAGGACATGGGCGAGCGCTACACCTACTACTACAAGCACACGGGCGTTGCGCTGGGCTTCGTCATGACGAAGTTCGCCATCCGGGACAATCTGTACAAGACCCAGTTCGGGCCCAATACCCGCGCTCTGAAGCACTCGCTCCGCCAGACCAAGGAGGTCTATGGCGCCAGCGTATTCAACAACAGCAACGACACCACAGGCACCTACTACGGCGGTGACGGCGTGCCGCTGCTCTCCACCGCGCACCCGATCGACACCGGCACCGTGGCGAATACCTTCACTGTGCCGGCGGAGATCAACGAGACCAGCCTGCAGGACGCGCTGATCTCCATTCGCCGCTTCCGCGATGCCGGCGGCCTGCGCGTGATGTGCAAGGCCACGAAGATCTGCATCCCGCCGGATCTGATGTTCGTCATGAACCGGCTGCTGGGCGGCGGCACGATGCTGCGCGTCGGCACCTCCGACAACGACGCCAGCGCGGTCAAGGAGTTGGGACTGCTTCCCGGGGGCGTTTGCGTCAATGACTTCCTCACCGACGTGAAGAGCTGGTTCATCAAGACCGACGTCAGCGACGGGCTGAAGTTCTTCCAGCGCGACCCGCTGGAGGTGGACATGCACACGGACTTCACCACCGACAACCTGATGACCAAGGCCACCGAGCGGTATTCGTTCGGCTGGTCGAACTTCCGAGGGGTCTTCGGCTGCATGCCGTAATCGGCTGACGCCAGCCGCGCCGCGCCTTCCTCACAATCACCCCGCGAAACGCCGCCCCTGACCCGGGCGGCGTTTCGCGTTTCGGGAGACCAATCCCATGACGGCATCGCACATCGCGGGCCCCTCGATCGTCTTCGGTGCGACGCTCAACCAGCTCGGGACCGGCGGCTCGGGCTCGGCCGGTTCCAATCCCGAAGCCGGACCTTCGGCGACCTACCAGGGCGACTGCATCCTCGATCCGCGGACCACCTACCAGCCGGGCGTCACGGGCAGGGGAAAGGTGTTCGGGTTCCTCGACTCGCCCTACATCATGATGGCCGACGGCACGCCGGCGGCCTACGGCGCGGCGAAGATCGCGGCTGCCCAGACCGCGACCTCCGGCACGCCGCTGACGCTGGCGTCCGCGACGGCGCCCGGCATCAACCCCAACACGCCCATCGTCCCACAAGGCTCGTCCTACATCGCCGCGAACGTGGTGAAGGCGCTCGGCCTCGATGTCGGGTTCGGCACCTGCACGACCGTGGCCGGATCGACGACAGTCACGGCGGTGACGCGTCCGAGCATCCTGGCTCCCGGCATCTGCGTGATGATCGCCGGCGGCGTGTCCGGGGCATGGATCGCGGCGACCGTGCTGTCGGTCACGCAGGTCTCGGTCTCGTCGTACACCCTGACCCTCGACACCGCGATGGGCGCCAGCCTCACCGGCGCGGCGATCGCCCTCGCGAACGGCAGCGGCGTGAACAGCGCGGGCGCGCTCGCCTTCCCGCCCGTGGCGGTGTTTCCGTGGCTCACCGCCGGCGCGTTGGCGGTGTTCGACGGGACGCAGGGCATCGCGCGTGGCGTCTCGGTCACGTCCAACAACGCCGGAGATACGGGCTGGACCGTGACCGTCGCCGGCTACGATGTGTTCGGCGTGCCGATGCACGAGACCATTTCCGTCGCGGCCAATTCGACGGCCTATGGCTGGAAGGCCTTCAAATACATCACTAGCGTCACCCCCACGAAAAACGGATCCACGGCTGGCACGTTCTCGATCGGCACGTCGGACCTGTTCGGGTTCTCGCTGCGGTCGGACTACTGGGAATCCATGAACGTGTTCTGGAACGGGAGTTACCTCACCGCGAGCACGGGCTGGACGGCGGGCGACCAGACCACGCCGGCCACGGCGACGACCCACGATGTGCGCGGCACGTTCCAGGTGTCCGGCATCGGCCCCAACGGTTCCGGCGGCTCCGCGACGCCCTCCAACGGCAGCATCCGCATGACTCTGTATCAGACGCTGCATCCGTACAACCTGTTCGGGGCCACGCCGCAGAACCCGGCGCCGCTGTTCGGCCCGACGCAGTACTGAGGTCGCCACCATGAGCGCGCCACAGACCGCGTCCATCGTACTGGCGGCGGCCTCCGCCACCGCCGTGTGCGCCGCCCAGACGCCGGGCGCGGCGGGCGCGCTGATCATCAACGGCGGCTCCGCCAGCGGCGGCGTGGCGACGCTGGATGCCGCGCGACGCATCCTGGTGACGACCACCGGCGCGGATGCCGGCAAGACGCTGGTGATCACCGGGACGGATAGGGGCAAGCAGCCGATGATTGAGACGGTCACGCTGGTCAGCGTCGGGACCGTCTACACCGCTCAGGATTTCCTCACGGTTATTTCGGTCGTGATTTCCGCCGCCGCGGCCGCCGCGCTGACGGTGGGAACCAACGGTGTGGCCAGCACCCGCTGGATCAAGCTCGACACCAATCGCCAGGTTTTCAACGCCAGCGCGGCGGTGAATTTCGGCGGGGTGACGGCCAGCGTCACGGTGGAGGCGACCCTCGATCCGTTCGACAAGGCGCTGGTTGACTCCGCGCCGACCGGGAACAAGGACAGCAGCGCGGCGGGGCTGACCTCGAGCACCTATAACCCACCCACGCCGTTGACGGTGCAAACCGGCATCACGACCGACTCGCTGGTGAACCTGACGGCTCCCGTCGCCGCCGTGAGGCTGACCGTCAATTCCGGCGCGACGAGTTCCGGCGTGCGAATCACGACAATTCAGATGGGGCTGTGATCATGCGCGCCAGGACTTTCATCGTGCTTGCGCTGTGCGCGCTGCTGTTGATCGTCGCGCCGCTGCGCGCCGCGACGTATGTCTGGCCATCGGCTGGCGGCTCCAGCACCGCCAGCTCGATCCCCACCGCGATTTACGGGAGCGGATCGGACGGAACGAACGCGACTGTCGGCTGCGGCGCGATCACTTCGACTGTAACTCTGACGCGGGACATCAACTGCTCCTCGATCACCATCAGCGGCAGCGGGATCATCAAAAGCGCCGGGTTTCGTATCTATGTGACCGGAACCCTCGACTACAGCGCGGCCGGTGCGTGCGCGATCCAGAACAACGGCAATGCCGGTGCGGCGGCGTCTGGGGCAACGCCTGGGGCGGCGGGCGCTGTGACGGGGGCCGGCGGAACGCTGCCTACGGCCTCACAGGCGGGGCAGGCGGGCGGTTCGCCGACGACAGGGAACACTCCGCAAAGCGGGGGCGTTCCCAACGACTTCGTTCCCCTGATTGGCGGCGGCTCTTGGTTCGTTGTCAACAACGGTCCATACGGGATAGGCAATGTCTCGCGGGTATCCCTTCCGGCATACCCGACGACGGCTTTGGCGCTCAATGGCGCATCCGGCGTTTCAACCTATGCCAGCATTCCCGGAAGCGGAGGTCTCGGAGGCGCGGTCGCGTTCGGCAGCGGGGTGGCGGCAGCGGGCGGCGCGGGGGGGGACGGTGGCGGCAGTGTGTGGCTGGCGGCCGCGACGATCGCGCGGGGAGCGAACAGCACGCCGGGAATCATATGCGCGAAGGGCGGCGGCGGCGGCGTCGGCGGAAACTCAATCAGCGGCAACGGAGAGGGCGGGGAGGGCGGGTTTGGCGGCGGAGGCGGAGTTGTTTACGTGGTCGCTGGAGCCTTCACGGGAACGCAGAACGCTACCGCGATCGATGTGTCAGGTGGCCCTGGCGGAGCAAACGGGTCGGGATCATTCTCGGTCGGGGCTTTGGCGTTTGGCGGAAGCGGGGGCACCGTCGTCGTGATCTCGTCATCGGGTCTTCTTTACGCGGTGCAGAACATCTCTCCCCCACCTGGTGCGGCGTATAACCCAACAGGAAGCTATACAACCTCGGTCGTCGCTGGCCTCCTTCAGACGCCGCTCTAGTGGCAATGCCCAGAAAATTCATCGCCGGCGCCATCAAGCGCCCCGGTGCGTTGCACCGCGAACTCGGCGTGCCCGAGGACGAGCAGATCCCCGCCAAGGTGCTCGACGCCGCCGCGAAAAAGCCCGGAAAGCCGGGGCAGCGCGCCCGCCTGGCGAAGACGATGCGGACGCTCGGAAAATGACCGCCTCTGGGACGTATGGCTTCGCGCTGCAGGCCGATGACTGCCTGACCGAGGCATGGGAATGCTGCGGCAAGTCGCCGTCGATCCTGACCGGCGAGGTGGCGCGATCGGCGCGGCGCTCGCTGCAGTTGATGATGCTGCACTGGACGAACCTCGGCGTGCCGCTGTGGCAGGTCGAGCAGACCGTCGCCACCCTCACGCAGGGCACCGTCAGCATCACGCTCTCGGCCGAGATCGCCGACGTGCTGGACGCCTACACCACCGACAGCGGCGGCAATGACCGCATCATGGGGCGCATCAGCCGCTCCGACTACGTCGCGATCTCGAACAAGACGATCCAGGCGCCACCATCGCAAATCTGGGTGCAGCGCGTGCTGCCCAATGTCAGCGTCACCTTCTACCCGGTGCCGGACCAGACATACACCTTCACCGCCTGGTGCCTGCGCCAGCCGCAGGACATCTCCGCGATCTATCAGACGCCGGAGGCGCCCGCGCTTTGGGCGGCGGCGCTGTGCGCCGGGCTCGCGTATCGCCTGGCGATCAAATTCGCACCGGACCGACTCGCGGTCCTCAAGGCCGAGGCCGACTCAACCTTCGCCGCCGCGCGCCTTGAGAACAGGGAAAGAACGCCGCTGACGCTGCTGCCGAGCATGTGGTGATTCGATGGGCAAGCTGGGACGCTACGGCGCGATCGACCGCGCCAACCCCGAGGCGGCCGCGCGCTGCGATCGCGGGGGTGA